ATAAAGGATCTAAAAGGAATATAAGAACCAGAAGAAAATAAAATAATATATATTATTTCTCGATAACCACTTTTTTAATCACATTTCTAGCTATTTTTTCATAGTTTTTGTCAGATTCTTCAACTGTTGAACCCGACATTGAATTTAATACAATTTTCATATACTTATCACTTTCTTTTGAATTTGGGTTTGAAAAATCCGGATGTTGCTTTTGCCATTCACTTATTTGTTTTATATTTTTGTTTGCAACATTCTTTATTGCTCTAGTTAAATTCGTTTTCTGGTCATCATCTTTCGACCAAATATTATTTTCTTTAATATACAATATTTCTCTTTTTGAATCACTGCAGTGTATTGGTCTATCTGTATAATTCATTTCATCCAGTTTCTTAATGAATACTTTACTTATTCCTTCAGCATAACCTATTTTCCCTGTTGTTTCAAGGTCGGATATAGATACTTGAAGTTGGTCTACAAAATCACTCATATTGATCGCATCTTTACACGTTTCATTTAAAAATACTTGTAAATTAAATGTTTTGTTTGTGTTTCCACAATTATTATTAATGGTGTTATTGGTATGGGTTCCGTTTTTAAGTAGATCCATCATATATTTTTGATTCTCTTGTAAACTCGCAAATAAATTATTTTTAAACTCATTATTATCTTTAATTAGCATCATAATTATTTCTTTATCTGTCATTTTATTAGTTGGCGGAGTGTCACTGGGTTGTATGTTGTGCATATGGCATTTTTTCTTATGCTTATAAAGACCATTAACATAAGAATATACCTTACCACAAACACATATAAAGTTATTTTTAACAATGACATTTTCCAAATTATCCACCGGCGGAGTAATATTATCCAACTTATGCTTTAATGTCAATATATGTCGGTTCCATTGGCTTTCACGTGATGTATTATAGTCGCATTTTTCACATACAAAATTTTTTAATATTTGGACATTATCCATAGTTCCTATAATTGTATTATATAAAAAGTTCCTAAATTGTTTTTATAAAATATATATAAAATTTATCGTCACAAGTTTTTCGAAGAAAAAATGATTTTTAGAGCATTATGCTCACAAACGACCTTCTTGAAGTATTTCTGGAAAGATACCCCAAGGTTTCTAATATTGGACATTTATAAATGTCCAAAAATGAAAACCCAATTTACTTTTAGGATTTTTTTTGTGATTGAAAGTTTCGCCAATTTTCACCATTTATTATTATGACTATAAATGGTAACAATATTTTATTTCCCATTTGTTACGATAAAAAATTGAATTATAAATTAGTAATTATACTATTAAATAACTTATATGAACTTTAATAACAAAGTAAGGAGAATGAATTTGATAAACGGATACATTTATGTTCGATTTCATGAATCATATGAAAAATATAATGCTTGTAAATTAGGCAAAACACAAAATATACCAGATAGAGATAATACTTATGTAACTGGTGAAATATTACGAGGGCATTTTGAAGTGGTATTTGAAGTTCCTATTGAAAAGATGGGAATTATTGAAAAATTATTGCAATATGAGTTTTGTGAATTAATTTTTAGAATAAATGGTGCTACAGAATTTTATAATAAACAAATCATTGAACTTATTGAACCTTATCTGGATACACTTGGATTTAAATATAGAAAATTATCTAAACAAGAAATTAGTGATTTGACAAGAATCAACAGAGTAAGAAATACTTTTAAAAAAATTATACGACAATTAATTAATATAAAAAAATCAAAGAGAACAAATAAACCATATATTTGGAATGAAAGAGAATATCAAACAACTATAATAAATTTTAGTAAGAAAGAGCTTTCATTACAAAATAAAATATATATTGAATTGCCAACAGGAGGAGGTAAAAGTTACATAGTATATAATTTATTTGAATATCTTAAAAGTGATTTTATTATTATTGTTTCGCCAAGAAAAATAGTAAATTCACAAAATATTTCACAAAAATATTTACAAATACTAAAAGATAATTATATTACATTTAATTATTCTACTGACAGTAACTTTGATGAATACTTAGGATTATTAAATAAAAAAATTGTAATTTGTTGCACACAATCAATTAGTAAAATTTACGAGAAGATAACCTCATATTTCATTACTAATATAACGGTTTGGTTTGATGAAGCGCATTGGGGAATTGAAGAATGGATTGATAGTTTAAATGATGATATAAATTCACAGTTTTGGTTATTAAATAATAGAAATATAAAATATCGTATATTTACATCTGCTTCACCAAACAAACCAAAAATTTTACAAAATGAAAATATATTTGGTAAATTGTATTCACCTGTAAAAGTAAAGGAATTAATAGATTTAAGTTGGTTGTCAAGAATAAAACCTTATATTTATAGTGAAAATATAAAAAATGTTGATAATATAAATTATATCATTAGCGATTTTAATGAAAAAAATAGAACTTATGGGTTTAGTTTTCATAATAAACAAAAAAATGCATTCAATTTATTCTATAAACATTATATACAATATAAAAACGATAAAACACATATAAAACCATTTTTGTTAGTTAGTGATAATTTTATGATTGAAAAAGAGCCAAAATTAAAAGAGATTGAATTAGAATATGATTATAGATATATAAAAACATTTGAAACAACAATTTATAGTATTGGTTATGTTGTTGCGAAATATAGTATGGGATATGATTTTAATAAATTAGATTTTATATGTTTAAGTGATCCTAAATTATCAATACAAGATATTATACAATGTATTGGAAGAGGAATTAGACCAGATGAATTAGGACAATATGGTTCCAATAAAGAAAAAATATTAAATGTATCTTTACCAGTTTATATTGACGAGAATGGTGATAATAAATATGAGAAAATAATAGAGGTGTTAAAATATTTAATATATAATATTGAAATGCCATTTGAAGAAATTGAATTTAAAAATAGATATTCTCCTAATTTTAAAGAAGGAGAACATAAATCAAATGAATATGATGGAATAAATGATGTAAAATCTATATTATTAGATTTATTGGAATTAGAAAATAAAAGGACAGCACTTGCAACAACATATGAAAAAGCAAGAAAAATAATTGCTGATAAAAATATAAAAGATCCAAAAAGTTATTATGAATTATGTGAAAGAGATAATAGATTATCCAAAGAACCTGAAATCGATTTCAAAGGACAATTTACAAACTGGATAGAATATTTAAGTATTGAACGAGTATATTATGATTTAGAAACATGTAAAAATAAAGTAGGTGAGTATTTATCGATGCATCCTGAAATAAAAACCCATTATTTGGATTTGTCAATTGTATGTAATGCATTGATTAAGATAGACCCCTTATTTCCACCAAATGGATTATGGGTTGAATATTATAATGTAAATGATTTAAGAGATATAATTACTATAACAATTAAGAAAAAGAAATTGGGTGTTATTTTGTAAATGTTTAGGAATAATTAAGTAAAAAAAACTTTTTTTTTTATAATAATATAAAATTGAAATATTTTAATATAAAGAAATAATATCTTATACTATTATATATTGCAATGTCAAAACAATATTCATGCGAATTGTGTAAGAAGGTCTTTAATCAAAAAATTGATTTCACAAGACACCAAAATAAGAAAGCGCCTTGTATAACATTAACTGAAATGCAACAAATTAGTCAAACAATAGAAGTGAAAATGGATCATAAAACTACACTTATCAGTGTATTCAAAAATTGTTTAAATATATTGAGGGATAATGAAGGTTTAACTGGTGAGAAAGCATTAAGAACGTTATCTTATTTGTTAATATTAAAATTACTTGAGCCTCATTTTGGAGGTGAAATAAATATTGATGATTATGAATATGATTTTGCTTCATATTTTGAAGAACACGTTATTGAACAAAATAAAACAAGATTAATGCAAATAGTTCGTTTTAGTAATTTATCTAATGAAAAAGATGATGATATTCCAAATTTAATGAAATATGTTTGGGATATTATATTATCAACAAATCCTACTACAAAAAATATATTCTTGAAGGGAAAAGGGTTTGATATTCAACACAAATCAACCTATAAAAAATTAATTGATAAATTAAACTCACTTGACTTATCTCAAACTGAATATGATGTTTTGGGTAATGCGTATGAGGAAGTTATTCAAGATATTATGACAGGTAAAGTGTTGGGACAATTCTTTACTCAACCATTAGTCAAAAAAATGATGGTAAAATTAATCAATCCGCAAATACATCCCGACGGAAAAATAGATACTTGTGGAGACCCTACTATGGGAACTGGTGGTTTCTTGATTACCTATTTACAATACATTTTACAACAAGCAACTGCTAAAAACATAAAACCTGATTGGGATTTTATCAAAACCGAAGGATTATATGGTAAAGAATTAGAACCGGATACATATCAACTGGCTGTTTCAAATATGTTAATATCATCTGGTCATATGTTTGAACAATTAGAGAGAGGCGATAGTATTCGTGTTCCTATAACAAGAAAGTTTGATAATATTCTTGCAAATCCACCATTTGGAATTAAGGGATTAAATTATGATGATTTTGAAAGTCCATTAAAAAATGATTATGTTCCTATTAAGACAGAAAATGCGGTTTCCTTGTTTATTCAAGCAATTATTTATATGTTAAAGATTAATGGTAAATGTGCAGTTGTATTACCTGACGGACAAGATTTATTTTCAAAAAAAGATACCAAATTAGTTGCAATTAGAGAATATCTTATGAAAACTTGTGATTTGAAAGAAATAATATATCTACCGTCAGGTATATTCACATACACATCCATTAAAACTTGTGTGTTTTACTTTGTGAAAAAGAGAGAAGGAGCTGATGTTTTGGAAACCAAAATTAAATTATCCAAAACTCAAAAAGAAACTGGTAGAGATTATAAGTTTTCAAAAACACATCAAACAACAAAGGTAAAGTTTTATGATTACAACCCGTATGAAGATATAAAAAATCTATTGGTTGAAGTTCCTATTGAGAAAATTGTGAGTAATTCATATTCACTTAATTATGCTGAATATATGAAAGATGAAACTGAAAAAGAAGAATACGAAGAAGGAGTGGTTGTAAAAACACTTGGCGAAGTTTGTAACTTTGATATTGGTGGAACACCTTTAAGAAGTATAAATGAATATTATGAAAATGGACATAATTTATGGGTTTCTGTAAGAGAATTGAATGGAGGTTATATTTATGATTCAAACGAAAAAATAACTGATTCAGGAGTTCAAAATAGTAGCGTAAAGTTATTTGCCAAGGATACGATATTGTTTTCGTTTAAATTAAGTATTGGTAAAACAGCAATTGCAGGTAATCCGTTATATACAAATGAAGCAATCGCTGGAATATTAAGTAAAGATGACAATTTATTAAACAATAAATATTTATACTATTATTTAACAATCAATGACTTTTCAAAACTGGGGTCAGGAATACTTGGTAATGGTTCATTAAATAAAAAATCACTAGCGCAAATAAAAATCCCAATTCCATCACTTGATAAACAAGAAGAAATCGTAAAATATTTAGATTTTATATACGAAAAAGCAAACAAAACGAGTATTACAAAAATTGCAGAGTTAAAACAACTGAACAAATTGTGTATGAATAACCAAAAAATATTTGGTGATAATACGGTGAACACAATTGGAGAAGTTTGTGAAATTCAAAATGGTAAAAGAATTGTCAAAGGACAAGTAGAAACGGGCGAATATCCAGTATTAGGTGGAGGAGGGTTTACGTCATTTTATACAAATGAGTATTCAAGAGAAGGAAAAACATGTAAAATAAGTAGAGAAGGGATGTCTTTACATAATTGTGTTATGTTATTGAATGAAAGATATTACTTAAATAGTCAAGCATTTACTATTAAAACTAAAAATGAAACAATTGTGATTAATGAATATTTATGGTATTATTTAGATAATAATAACGAACAAGTATTTAATTGTGGACGAGGACCAGCACAAAAAGCAATTGATATTGATGAATTCAAATCAATAAAAATACCAGTTCCTTCAATTGAACGCCAAAAAGAAATAGTAGAGTATTGTGAATATAATGATATACTAATTAAACAATTAAACAAGGAAATTGAAAATAATAAAAAACAAGCACAACAATTTATTACAGGTATTGTAAAAGCACAAGTTCAAAAAGAAGACCAATATGATTTGGTATCTGTTGAAGAAGAAGTAATTATTGAACCAACAGTTAAAAAAGTTAAAAACGTTAAAAAAGTAAAAAAAAATCCTGTTATTTTAGAAGAAGAGAATGAAGTATAATTATTAACATTCATTTTATTAGAATCATCATTTTTATAAACATTTTTTATTCTAAAATTTTATATAATATAATATAATTATTATATAATATGATATGATATGATATAATGCAACCACATTCAAATGTGGTTACGATAAAAGATGCTTATTATCAGTAATAAATTTCTCTAATTCATCAATATCTATTTCATTCATTTCAACATGGGATTCCCAAAAATATCTACAATAAGCCCATACAAAATCGCAATTACCTTTATACCAATGATCATATTTTTTAATAAGTTCAAAATATAATCGTTTAGGTAATAAAGGTAATGATGCTCTAGGCAAAACATAGCATAATTGAACTATTTCTGATACCGGATTTGGAGTGCAATAAGGCACAAAATCAGTGTTAAATAGGGGAATATGTTTAATTAAATCTTGAAGCAGAGGTGGGTAATTATATTTATATTTCCAACGCCAATCCGGGCACCCAGTTGTGTAATATTTCATAGTCCACTCGAGTCCTTGTAAATAATTGATGGAAATTTCGCGTTTTAAGGCTTCGTTCGCTACATTATCTTTTAATCCAAATAACCCTTGATAATATCTCGATTGCCAAGATGGTTTCACCGGGTTTATAAAATGTTCAATTTCTCTAGCGAAAACAGGGGTTGTTTCAAACTTTTTAAATTTTTCTTCAGGTGTATTCTCTGGTAACCTATATCGTTCTTTTTTATTACGAGAATAATGTTCTTTAATAATAAATTCCTCTTCTTGATTTGCTAAAAATTGCACCAGTTTCCTAACATTCCCCCAATAAATGGTGGTTCCATCGGTGAGATTAAGATTTCGGTCTCCAATAGTTGCTTTGTATGCGTTCATCATTTTATCAACACCTCCGGTTCTAATATTTATTGCCGGAAAATGAGGTAAAAAATCATTCCCTAAGAAGAAACATAGAAATATATAATCATATTTTTTGTTTTTTTGTTGTTCTGTTGTTAGTTCTTTGTCATTATTTAAATATAGTGTTAATGAATGGGCAAATTCGGGAATATCAAGAAAATAATTCGAATTGGGTTCTAATGAATTATCAATGGATTTTATGAAATGTGGTGTTTCTCTGAATAAATAAATATTGGGAGATATGGGTAAATGATTGATTGATAGCATAATTAAGTCGGCATCTAATCCGTAAATAACGGTTGTTTCATTACGATGTTTTTCCAAATTGGAACGAATATAAGAAAATAATTTATGCTCGCCTTCGCCCACTTCATTAGATCCGGAAACGATTATCTCGGGTTTATTCCGGAATTTTTTAAAGTGATCCGATATTTTATTATTTAGTTGACACATAAATTTAGTTCCAGGGGTGATAGCCGTTGTATTCCAGGCGTCCTCTGTTTCTTTTTTAAAAATAATACGAGAAATTTCATTTTGATACCAAGATTTATAACGACGGGACCGTTGTTGTTCTAATTTAGCAACAGGCGCAACTCCGTCAAATGCAATAATAACCATTTTTGATGGCTGAATAATAGAAATATATTCCTCAATTTTGGAAATAACTGATTTTATAATGCTTATAGCTATAGTTTCTGTGAGTTTATCAAACTCCATTTTGCTGTAAGTATCATAAATAATAGAATTACAATCTAAATAAAGATTGTCAACCTTTAGAACATCCTTTACATATTTTTTAATAATATGTGGATAATTTTTGACTAGAAAACTGAAATAATTTGCGATTCCCATTATGATATATAACTATGTTATGGTGTGTTTAATATTGTTTTTTAAAAAGATAATAATGAATATCTTTAGTAAAAATCATAATATAATTATAATTATATTTATATATTATAAAATGAGCGATAAAACAATACCTTCAAAAAAAAGGTCAGTAAAAAAACCAACACGAGAGATAATATTATTAATTGAAAAAAAGTTATTATTTTTCCAAGATGTAATTCAAACAACTATCTTACATGTCCAAAAAAGTAAAAATCTAGATATAATTTGCACAAGTGAATTAAATTGTTGTGTTAAATTACTTATTGAACTAAGTAAAAAAATAAAGGGTATTGGTGATGTAAATACAAAAAGTAATACAGATAATATTATAAATATACTTCAAATTGTGAATAATGAATTATCAAGTTTATTTAAAATGTTTGGAACAAATTCTTTTGAAGATTTATTATGGATTTGTTTTGGAAACAATTCTGTAAATACTTATGCCATTTCTGATATGGATAAACATAAATTCGAATTATTAAAAAAATACTTTCATCCAACAAGTTATAAAATACTGGGAATAAAAAAAAATGAAAACGACAAAGATGCAAAATTCGAGGATACTTCATTAAATGATAAGTCTAAAAACCTAGATAGCGTTGATATAAATATAAAAATAAAGTCGTTTTACTTAAAGGTGTATGGCATTCAATTTATTATACATAATCCACAGCATAAAAAAAGTATTATAATTACTGGGATTGTAGATGATATAATGATTGATTTTTTAAGTAACAAATATATAAATTTAAAATACCAAGCAATAAAAACAAATGCGCCGCATTCACCTGAATTTCAATGCGAAACATTTGGACGTTTTATACAGTCGCTCAATTTAAAAGATTATTTAATTTCGGAACCTCACGAAATTTATTTAAAATATGCTGGTTATTTAAGTAATTTAAATATATTAGGACAAAAACAGACCGCACAGGTGGTAAAAGAGTTTGTATCTTCAGATTTATATGTTAAAAGAAACACAATTATTCAATTGTTAGTTAAAATAGATAAATACGATAATCAATATTTGGCTTATTTATTATATGACCTTTTATCGAATGATATAAACGGAATAATAGATACTCAAGAACAAACGAGTTTATTTGATAGTTTTCCATGGTCAATAAAACAATATTTTAAGGATGCTATGAAAAATACCATTCAATATACAAATGATCTATCCAATTTTGATATTCAAAAAATACCATTGGAACAACAAATTTGTTTATTAAAGGTATCTGATTCAGTAAAGGAAAAGGCTATCCAAAAATTAAAAGAAATAAAATCAAAATCGGAAGATTCAGGTTCAAAGGCTAGACAATATTTAGACGGTTTATTAAAAATACCATTTAATGTTTATAGAAGAGAGACGATATTAGATATAATGTCTGAAATTAAATTAAAATTTATAAATATGCTTCAATCAAATAATGTAACTAACAGTCCAATAAAGGATAATTATACTAGTTTGGAAATATTAAACACATTAAAAGAGATAAAAAATAGTGCAAAAAAAGAGCTAGAGATTGTAAATATAATAAACGCGAAAATAAAAACAATGCCATCAACTGAATTAAAAAATATTGTTAAAAAAATAAACGATTTAATTTTGAAAAAAACATTAACATATAATAAATTAAAATTAAGTAATAGAAATATTATTGAAAGACAAAATGAAATTATTGCGTTTATTGAAGGTAACAAAACAGATGCTCAATTATTAACTGATTTATTTGATATAAAAATAGATGTTAGTGTAAGTCCAAATATACAAGAGATTGAAACAAAATATGGTGAGATAAATAGTTATATGAAGAATGTCAAAACCATTTTAGATAATTCAGTTCATGGGCATAATAATGCGAAAAAACAAATTGAAAGAATAATAGGTCAATGGATAAATGGAAAACAAGATGGATATTGCTTTGGATTTGAAGGTCCTCCAGGCACAGGTAAGACCACATTAGCAAAAAAAGGGTTATCTGATTGTTTAAAGGATGAATATGGAATGCCACGACCATTCGCAATGATACAGATGGGCGGTGATGCAAATGGCTCGAGTTTACATGGGCATAATTATACTTATGTAGGCTCAACGTGGGGATCAATTGTTCAAATACTTATGGATAAAAAATGTATGAATCCGATTATTTTTATTGATGAAATTGATAAAATATCGAAGACCGAACACGGTAAGGAAATTATAGGTATTTTAACGCATTTATTAGATCCGTCACAAAATGATAGTTTTCAAGATAAATATTTTTCGGGAATTGATTTGGATTTATCGAAGGCCTTATTTATTTTATCGTATAATGATGCTGAATTAATTGATAAGATTTTACTGGATAGGATTCACCGTGTAAAATTTAAGAGTTTAACATTAGAAGAAAAAATGGTGATATCAAACAGCCATATTTTGCCAGAAGTATATGATAAAATGGGTTTAAACAGTATGATATATTTTTCAAATGATGTGCTAAAATTTATAATAGACGAATATACATTAGAGCCAGGTGTTAGAAAATTAAAAGAAATATTATTTGAAATTGTGGGTGAAATTAACTTGGAAATTTTAAAGAATTTTGATACAGAATATGAAATTCCTATCAATATAACTATTAAAGATATTAAAACAAAGTATTTTAAGGATAAACAGGAAAATGTAATAAGAAATGTTAGTGACAAAAATGAAATAGGATTTGTAAATGGAATGTATGCTACAAGTTTAGGAACCGGAGGGACATTACCAATCCACGCGAAATATTTTCCATCCGATAAATTTTTAGATTTAAAATTAACAGGATTACAACAAGATGTTATGAGAGAAAGTATGCACGTATCTTTGACGGTTGCGTGGAATCTAACACCTTTAAAGCAACAAAATATATTAAGACAAAAATATGATGTAAAAAATAACAGATGTGGTATAAATATACACACAGGGGATAATGCGGTTTCAAAAGATGGGCCGAGTGGAGGGTGTGCAATAACGTGTGCGTTGTTCAGTTTGTTAAATGATATTCCGATTAAATCTAAATTTGGTATGACTGGAGAAATTCAAATGTCTGGAGAAGTTACCGCAATTGGAGGATTAAATTATAAAATCTTCGGTTCTTTGAAATCAAATGTGAATTCATTCATTTTTCCAAAAGAAAATGAAAAGGATTTTAATGAATTTATGGAAAAATATAAAGATACAGATATGTTAAATGGGGTTAAATTTTATCCAATATCACACGTAAAAGAAGCATTGGAAATAATATTAGAAAATAATAATTAATTAATTTATTTACAAAGTTAAAATTAATTTATTTACAAAGTTAAAATTAATTTATTTACAAAGTTAAAATTAATTTATTTACAAAGTTAAAATTAATTTATATAATATTATAAAATAGTATATGAGCCAAAATGAAGAAAAAAATTCACCTTTATTAATTATAAAGAATATTATTTACTCATTATCATTATATTCTCCAATCATTATTTGTGTTAGTATAATGTTATTTTCAATGTTTACCGTAACAATAAATAAAGCATTTATTTTTTTCACATTGGTTTTTTTAATAACAGCAATAAGGATTGGGTTGTTGATAATAATTCAATATATTTTTAAAGAAGAAAAAATGAACCAATTACCATCAATTTGTTCAACAGGATTGACCGACATAATTATTCCACAAGATGTATGGTATAGCACATACTTACTAACATTTATATTTATGTATTTTATTGTTCCGATGTTTATGATTTCAGCACAAAATAATGTAAATATAATAAATTATGGTGTTATAGCATTTTTTATATTCTATATTATGCTAGATATAGGTATAAAAATTAGTTTATCGTGTATACATATACCAATAGGTATAAATGTAAGTAATTTAACATTTACAGATAAATTAAAAATATCTGGTAAATCTTTATTTGGAAATATATTTAGCGGTGCTTTATTAGGAATATCTATAGCTTTAGGAATGTATGGCACAGAATTTAAGGGGTATTTATATATTAATGAAATAAATAGTAATAAAGAAGTGTGCTCAATGCCTTCTAAACAACAGTTTAAATGTAAGGTTTATAAGGACGGCACGCTAGTGGGTAATATGTAATATATAATATATAATATATAATTATTTATCAAAATGAATGATATTTGCCATAATCCATTTTCTTAAAGAGGTGAGCATCATATTTCTACGAAATGATTCATTAATTAAATTCATATTACCTCGGGTATTGAAATTTTTTGAAAATGTATTATAAGTTTCAATAAGATTTCTACTTTCATAATATTTTAAGTTTTCATATTTAAATGCTTTAAGTTGTTTTCTTTTATTAACCATATTATGAAATACAAACAATAAATTAATAAGATCTGTTTTATTGTTAATATTAGATGTTTTAACTTTCGACCAAAATTGTTTGGCGTGTTCTGAACATTCCGGACAGGGTAAATTATTACAGATTTGTATTAAAAATATAATTAAATTCGGACCAACCAAAGGAAAACTACTTTCTTTTATTTTGGCAGCTAAAGTATGCATAAAAAACCAAGTGCTAGGACCCCAATAGCTCGGTGACATATATAACTATCTAAATAAAATAAATTTAAAGATATAATGTAAAATAATATATATATGTCAAAATATACTATTGAAGGAAATATCGACTTTCATACAGAATTATATAAACTCCTTGATGAAGATAGCGACGATGAAGAACTTTTATGCCAAATTACTGGATTACCATTAACAGATAAATATATTACATTAGAATGTAATCATAAATTTAATTATGCAGCATTATATAAAGAAATTTGTAAACAAAAATTTGTATTTAAAACATATAATCCTAATTTACTATCAAAGAAACATCAACTAAAGATTCGTAATTCGAAAATAGATTATTTTATAAAATGTCCTTATTGTAGAAATATACAATTTACGATATTACCATATTACGAAGAGTTAGGATTAGAAGAAATATATGGTATTAACAGTATTAATGAGGAACTATCAGATGACGAATGTATGAATGAGGTTAATCCAACTATTAATCAACCAAATCTTGCATATACATTTAAAATGTATGGAGTAAATTTTACGTTTGGTGATTGTTGTGAAAAAATAAATAATTTTGGAGATTCGTGTAAAAGTAATTATTCAACTACAATCCCGGATACACAATTATCATATTGTAGATATCATTACAGACAAGGATTAAGTAAACATAAAGTATCTGAGAGAAAATTGTTAATTGAGAAAAAAATGATTATAAAAAAAGAAAGGGAAGATAAACTTAATGAAAAGAAGAAAGAATTAGAAAATCTAAATGTTAAAAGAGCATTAAAAGGATTACCACAATTAAAACGTCTTCCAATTAAAAATAAGATTGAACAAAATAAGATAAATGTTATTCAACCATATGTTCCAGAAGAAGATAGTGTTCTTAATGATATACAAGTTTGTAAGGCTATTTTAAAAACAGGACCAAATAAAGGAAATGTATGTGGTTGTAAAAAAATAATAGATAATGGATTATGTATGCGTCATTGTTCCAAACATATGACTATGTATTTATAAAACATATGATTTTATGTGTATAAAATATATTATAATTATTTATAAAATGTATTATAATTATTATTTAAATATAATAATATATAATTATAAATAATGGACACTTCTCACGACGAATTAGACACTAAAGAAGAGCAAAAGCAAATACAAACACAAAAACAAAAAACAAATTTAAAAAAGGATGATTTAATTGTTTATATAAAAGAGTGGATAAAAATAGACAATGATATAATAAATTTGAAGGCCCAAGTAAAACAAAAAAATACAAAAAAAAAGGAATTAACTGAATCGTTAGTAATTGTGATGAAAGACAATAACATTGATTGTTTTGATATAAATGGCGGGGCTTTAATTTATAAACAAAAAAAGACAAAACGCACAATATCTGGAAAGTTTTTACTAACTCAATTAGAAGAACATTATAAAGACCAGCCAGAATTAGCAAAAGAATTAACGAAAAAAGTATTAGAGAATAGAGTTAATGTAGTAAAAGACGAAATTACAAGAAAAATAGACAAATTAATTTAGTATAACTGAATAAATAAATGAATTTATATATATTTAAATAAAAATATTTATATTCAATAATGGAGTATAAATATTTATTAGAAGAAAGAGTAAATAAAAATATAACATTTAATGATATTGTGAATGAAGAAGGTAAATGTATTTTAAATATAATATGTTATAATATAGAAACCGGATATAAATATCCATTTTTACAATTTATGATGGAAAAGGTGCCATATTGTAATAATGTAGTTAAAGAACAATTAATATTTCCATATATTTTTATAAGAAAAAACCAAAACAATAATATTAAGGACTTAGTTTTAGAAAAAATAAGAATGGGATTAGATGTTCTAAAATGTAACAATATGATTAGTGAAGATATGTATAAAGGTATCATTTTTGATAATGATCAATTAACAGGTTATGCATTGGTAAATATAACAGGTAAAAATATGTGTGGATTAAATTTTATGAGACAAACTACCAATTGGGTTGTATTGCCAAGTGAAATAATAAATAATCAACAAGTTTTAAATATTGATATTGATGAAAATGTTATCAAATTATTTACAAATATTCGTGAAATAGGACAGTTAATAAATAATAAAACTAACAAATATTATATTCTACCAGATGTAGTTTATACTTGTGATAATCACAAAGAATCCGAATTTAAATCAATTTTTGGAAATATAAAGAGAAAATTATATGCTAATTGTGGAGAATATTATTTTTTTTATAGATCAATGAATAATACAGTGAATAATAGTGACTGGTTAAATCGATATGCTCTATTTACAGAAGGTAAACTGTATTTCGAAGATAATAAAGAATTTGCATTAAATGATGAAGTAATTGAATATAAATATCCGGAACCGTGTATTGTCATTTGTTACTTAAAAGATAATAATGCCAATCCAGATATATTGGCAAAAGATACAAAAAGTTCTGTATGTTTATCATATCATTGTATAGATAAAAGTGTATTAGATGAATATTATATTGAATAAAATATAATTTATAAAATAAAATATAATTATTAATTTCTATAATAATTATATAATGTCATCAGGTTCAATAATAACAACATTAGGAATAGCAATAATACTAGTTTATGGTCTAACAAAAATACTTGAATTTGTTGGAGTTGGTATAGATGTTTATGGGTCATATTTATCCTTTTATGTTTTTTTATTAATATCATCTTTCATATTGCCTAGAGAATATCCAAAGATAACTATATCCCAAAATAACCCTATTGTTACTCCTTATAAAACTATAAACTAAATATATCTTTAATATGTTTTTTTAAATATATAAAAAATTGAATTAAATATATATTAATATTAAAACTATATAAAGAACTAAATGGAACGTCGTATTAACAAAAAGGTTGATAGTTATTTATCTGATTTCAAAGAAAATGTTAAAGAAAAGGCACTTGAATTAGGAACTAATGACAGCACTTTGCATCAATTAGTTCAATATATTTATGATTACGAACGATTTGTGTTGACCAAAGAAGATTTTATGAAAAGAAAAAGAGTGAAAAATGTCGTTCACTTGTCAGATCGTTGTTGTGCTAAAAGAGCAAATAGTGAACAATGCACGCGACGACGAAAGGACAATACTAACATATTTTGCGGAACACATATTAAAGGAACTCCACACGGAACATGCGATCAAGAAGATGATCCTAAAGCCGAAGGATATAAAATTGAAGTATGGGCACAGGATATTCAAGGTATTATATATTATATTGATAAGGAATTTAACGTATATCAAGTAGAAGATATTATGCAATCCAATGTTAATCCAAAAGTGATTGCAAAATATGTTAAGGTTGGAGAAACATATATGATTATTAATACTTAATTGTTTGTATTTTATTATAATAATTTTTTTATTATAAAATTCATTTTCTTAAGAAATAAAAAATTGAAATACTTTTTTATATAAGAACTAAAGTATATTACTCCCTATAAATTCAAAGTTATTAACTTATTGCTATAATATGTCCGAACAAATTATTGATATTTTCAGCTTAGATTGTGAGTGCTCTATCTGTTTAGAAAATATTGTTGGTGTTTCAAATAAAGTGGTAACAGATTGTGGTCATACATTTCACTGTAAATGTCTTATGACAAATATCACGTTTAATGGATTTGGTTGTCCATTTTGTCGTAATGTTATGGCTGAAGAAAAAGATAATGATTCATCAGATGATGGCGAAGAAGAAGATTCGGATGACGATGACTACGAAGATGACGATGAAGATGAAGATGAGGATGATGAAGAAAATACAAAAATGCCGGAATCAAGTGTTGTAACAAAAATATTACAAGAACAAGGTTATACAATGGAAGACTTAGTAAAAATACATTTATTTTTAGAACACGGACAATGGGGAAATCATTATCAAGAGTATGAAGATATTTCTGGTAGATTATATCGTTTTATTGGAGAAATATGCATAGAGTATAAAGAACCACCTAATAATGCTGATATTGAACACGTGTTGCCTGCTGATCCAAATATTTAATTAATAATATGTTTTAAAAAAATAAATAAAATTGAAATACTTTTTTATTTTTATTGAACGTAATATATTATTTTAAATTGAAAGATTGTTAAAATTGATAGTTTATAAAATGGAAACATTTCGAGTTATCAGTCCACAAACAATAAAGTGTCCATATGACTTACCGGATAGCCCAAGATATATTTCAAAAGAGGAGATCGGAAGAATAACTAACATAAACGATTTAAAGAAAAAGGAAAAACATTATGATAAGTTTTTAGATAATAAATGGCACATTTTACTTTTACTTGACCAAGCTGAAGAAATATTAGAAATTAGAGACCTAATCGTATTTAGAATTATTGTTTTGGAAAGAGAAGAAAAGGAATTATTTCAAAGGATGACTAATTTTATTTCATATAAATAAAAAATTGAAATAAAATAAAATGTATTAAATAATACTATTAATCAAATATAATAATATGGATACCAATCAATCACAACAATCTTATTGGTTTGCTAAAACTGTCGAGCGTAAAATGAATGATATAGGTAATACCACTTATACATATGACAAGCTAAGAAAAATGACCGAAGTTTTGTATATAATTAGAGAATATTTACCAATAGTGTTTAACAATAATATTTATTGTTATAAAACGTTTACAATAACACTTTATGAAGATATACAAAAAATATATGACGAGATATATACCAATAAATTATTGTTTCAAAAAAGTAATGAAGAAAGAAAAATTGTTAATATATTATTAGAAGAAATGCGAAATGTAGAAGACATATTAATACCACTTTTACCTGAAACATATACATCAACGCACTTAGTAAAGTCTGTTACAGAAGACTATATGAAATTAAGAAAATCAAAAAATCATATTTTGTTTGTTTATGAAAATGAATAATTAAATTAAATAATTAATAATATAATATTTTTTATTCAAATATTTTTTATTCAATATTTTTATCCAAATATATTTTTATCCAAAGGTGCTTTCCTTTGAATATTTAATATATAAAAATCCATCAGGATCTTTCTCATAATAGTAAACATTCATAATTGTTTGACTAATTGACATCATTTTATTATTTACAAATAAAAACATAGCTTCATCGGGATGTAATTTTAACCTTTGTCTTATAATATACATAAATTGACCTAATGTGATGTCGTATGGAACTAGATATTTATTTTTATCAATATCGGGTAAATCAAGTTGGCCATTTAACTTTTCACAAAAAATAGGTAGTCTATCGGGGTATTTACTTAATACACGGTTAGATTCATTTATCCTTTGTTGAAATGTAAATTTGTTTTTATATTTAGAGTTATACATAATTTATTTTATTATTTTATGTTTAAGATTTTTTTTAAAATAATTAATATAATAAATTAACAAATTCTGCGAACAAATTTATAGTTTGGTTACACCTTATTAAAGATTGAAAAGAAAAAAGGGTATAATCTTTTTATTAATTTAAATATAAGCATACAGAAAGCTATAACTAAGACATATAAATTGTTATAGTCAACACAGCACAACAAAAATTGTATATGTTTTTTTTATTTTTTAAAATTAGTTTTTTTACCACACATACTTCTTTTGGTTTGTATTAATATTTCATCTTTTATTTTTTTATCAGCAGCTGTTAAATTAGGAATAAATGGATGCATTGCTGGATGGTCTGGTTGAAGTAAGTTTGGTCCTCTATTATATTTATTACGATCAATCATAGTATCATAATATTGACAACGATTATTTACATTAGATAATGACTCGCCAAATGATGTATTATTTATTTGCGCAAATTTTTTCGTATGTTCTATCCAAATTGTTTGAGGTATTTGAGATTGTAAAGGTGTGCTGATTTCAGTAACCTTTTTATGAACTATTTTACCCGATTTGTTTACAATGATTGGCATTATGTCTTGTATATAATAATATTATATTATTTATAAAGAAAAATTTTCAATTTTATATTCAAACAGAAAATGTTAAAAGTTTGGCTACACCTTTTCAAAGTGTAAAAAAAGGGTATAATCCTTTTATTAATTTAAAGATAAATATATAGAAATAGTAACTAACTAACAAATATCTAAAGTTTGGATCAACCTTATACACATTTAAAAAGGTCTAGCCAAAAAATATCTAAAGTTTGGATCAACCTTATACACCTTTAAAAAGGTGTAGCCAAACAAATATCTAAAGTTTGGATCAACCTTTCTTAAAGGTTGAAGAAATAAAATTGAAAATATTTTAAAATAATATGTTATAAGTAGATTTAATATTAAAAGTTTCGAATAATCAATAGTAAAGAATGTCAGTACAGCGTGTGCATTGTCTAGTTTGTAATTTTATACACGGAGTAAACGAACAAAAATGTGTTAGAAATTTTAGTATGCTTGATAGGGTAATGACATCGGTAGAAAGTTTATATCATACAATACGTTCAAATAAAGCAGGATTTAATAATTTTATTGCTGGTCTGGGAGAAAATCAAACAAGATATTCATTAGCAATCATTGAAGATGTAGTTGATAGCTATGATATTTGTGAAGAGGAAACTAACGAATTAATTGAGAATTACTTTACACACGTAGCAAAAATGGAATTTTGTAATATTTATTATAGGAACAAAATTTATTTTATAGTAAAACATTTCAAGACGCGACTTGAAAATATTGATCAAAAATTTAGAACACTTGATAATCAGGTTCGAATATTGATTCAGAATGGTGGCGATTTAAGAGAAAGAGAGTTATTTAAACCGTTGTTAGTTTGTAAACAAATAAAAAAGGCGGACTGGACGCAAATGGAAAAAAATGAAGAGACTGAATGTAAAATATGCTATAGCACAGAGAATCAAAATAAATTATGTTATTTAAGTTGTAATGAATCACATAGAATGTGTTTAGATTGTGTATCATCACATATAAAATCGAGCAACACAAGAATAACAAATAACACAACTCATTATACGTGTCCGTTTTGTCGTAGCAATATTGTTGATATAACTGTTATGTATCAAGTAACTCGTAGTAACAAGGATAAAAAAGGGTTTAAAAAAAGAGATTTACTCGATAGTAAGGAGTATTTGCCATTAGTAGCCTACTGTAGATAAGCATACATATACATATAGAACTAATGTTTAATCCAATTATCTAAAAATACTTCCAAATCATCAGTGTCTTTCAATTCATTTAAATGGTCGGGATGAAACTTTTGCATAACCTTTGGTTCTCTTACCTTTTCCCAAAGCCATTTTTTGAATTTATTTTTCAATTTCAAACAATAAAATGTAAAACGAAATTTCATAAGTATAGCTATTTTATCTGAAAATATAGTAGAGCAACAAAGCAAATCGCAACTTATATATGTAAGTTTTGTATTTAACGCTGGTAAATGAGGCATAGGATTATTAGAACAATTTAATACAGCAATATTATTTAAATATGGTAAATCAGTTAATAAATTATGTTGACAATCTAAACGCGTTAGTTTTGAGTTAAATTGTGGTAATTTTGTTAGTTTATTATCAGAACAATCTAAATATTTTAATGAACTTGGCAAGGGTGGTAACCAAGTTAATTCATTACGAGAACAATATAAATGTGTCAAATGTTTAAATCTTGTTAAATCTGGAAGAACAGTCAATCTAAGACCACTTACATTAATTTCAGTTGTATCCAATAGTAATGAGTCTATATATTTCACAATATCAAATGGTTTATTTTTGAAACGAGTAGCAATTTTTGAAAGAAGAGAGGCCATAGTAGTGTAGGTAGTTGATAAATAAGTCTTTAAAGGAAAGCAGTTTGATAGTAAATATACAAAAGATATAATGGAAAAAAGTATTTCAATTTTATTTACACCTTTGGAAAGGTTGAAAAGAAAAAAGGGTTTAAACCTTTTATTAGATTAAAGACAAGCATACAGAAAGCTATAACTAACATAAACATTTAAACAATATTACAAGCTATTTAATTCAGAAAGTAATTCTTTATTCTTAATTTTACTTAAAGTCCATTGTCCAAGAGATTTGTTGTTTGGAATAAAATCTTCGCTAATTATTTCAATATATCTACCGACTGGTCTAAAAGGTAATCCATCATTATTACCGATATTAAATTTCTTACCTTCTTTTTTCCAGTATAAACCAGTATTGATCACATATTCAACATCTGATGTTATTTTTGCGACAATATATCCATTATTTTTCGTAAATGGTATTAACACGATGTCTCCAATATTCATTTCTTCTACAAATTTTCTATCCTGTCCGCTTGATGATCTATCTGATTCATCATAAACAGTTTCATTATATATATTATCAATAACATTTTGACGTGGAGTTCCCCAGCCTCCCCACGGACACGTTATAAATTTTTGACTCTTAATTAAATTTTTCATATCGGTTTGATTTGTTTTTTCGGCGTAGTTTTGACGAAGGATCCAAAATTGATTGCGTAAACTCATTTTAGCAGTTGTAGTAATAAATAAATAGTTCTTTAAAAGGAAAGGTCTGTAGGGTAAATATACTGAATATATATTGAAAGAAAAGTATTTCAATTTTTTCATTAAAAAGGTAAAATGTAAATAACTAAAAATAATTTAAATGCCTGCGAACTGAAAGTCCAAAACAGTTTCATTGTTTGGCTACACCTTTAAAAAGGTTGAATAAAAAAAGGATTTAACCTTTTATTAAATTAAAGATAAACATACAG